GCCTAACCGACGACCCCCACGACCGGTGGGAGGCCACAGCTGGTTTCGTCGACAAGGTAGCCGATTTGATGGAGATGGCGGCCGAAGGGACTTTGAAGTTTAACAAGTCCGTTCACATGGTCGCCCTCCAGAAGATCTTGGCCGCCGCCGTGTGCAATGGCGTCTTAGGCGCCGAGCACAGCGGCAAGTTGATGTGGTATGGCATTCTCAGAAACGATGACATGCTACCCTGGCAGCGGGGCGAGGACATTCCCCGCCTCTGCGCCAGCTTGATCAGCACGGTGTCCTCCCTCTTGCGGACGTTTTCTTCCGGCAACTCACCCACCACTTGGGACGTTAGTGAGCCGACTGGATTTGTGAAGGCAGTCTCATGGCTGTATTCCAACGAGTTCAGACGGTTTGCCGACACTCAGGTCCCGGTGCAAGAACAGGGAGACGAGGCTTACGCCAACCTTGTCCCCCAGAGCCACTGGCAGGAGACTCTTCGTAGGTGCTCGGAAAAAGCGCCACGTGTCAAGTCGATGGACCCCACACTCAGGGGTGCGATTGCCAACGCCCAGCGGCTCCTTCAGGAGCTCTGTGTGCGCGAGGCAGCCGCCGAAGGGCAAACACGCCCCCAGCCATTCAACTTGGCTTTCATCAGCGCGCCAGGCGTTGGAAAGAGTACTTTTCTCATTCCGACGTTTGTGCAAACTGCTCTGAAGGCCATGCACATGCGCGTTCCGGACAAGATCGAGGACATCATCGCCAACGTCAACATCACTGACAAGTGGATGCCCACATATCATCCAGAGCGCCACCTAGCTGTGGTCCTGGACGAGATGGGTGCGTCCAATGACAAGAAGGACGGCGAGACCTTGATGACCAAACTGACGGACATCCTCGGAGAGCAACCATTCTACCCTGAGCGCGCCGAAGCGCAGGCGAAGGGGCGGGTATCGTACCGCCCTTTCATGAACGTCTGCGTTTCCAACCGGCGCGACATGGGGATTACGAACTACATCGACGCCCGTTGCAGGGGCGCCTTTTACAGGCGCCTCGATGTAGCGTTTGAGGTGAAGATCAAGGATGCTTACAGGGCCACAAACTCGGAAGGAAACGTCATAGACGGTATCGACCGGGCTAAGGCCACACGCGACCAGGAGTTCGACCTGTGCTTGTACAAGCTGTTGGAGCCAACGCCCAACGGCTTCGTGCCGTTCAAGCTCCCGGCTGACGCGCCCGAGCCCTTCCCTGAGTGGGTGGATTTGTCCACTGCGCTTTCCATCGTCGCTGCCAAAGCAGAGGCCATGGGAGGCCGGACGGTTCACCTAAACCGGTCTATTGCTGCGGTACAGCCGCTCATCGACCGAGTGCTCAGGCGGGAGGACGTCACACGATGGGCACGTGCGTATGTCGCGCACAAGCCGGAGCTCGGCCAGCTGGAGGAACCCCAAGAGGAACAGCCCGCAGAGCCTGACGTTGCCCCAGAGGCCGCTCGAGAGCAGCGAGAACGCGGAGAACGCGCGCGTCAGGAGGTTGAGCCGTTGGACGACGCAGACCTTGGAAACTTCCATGCGATCAGCGACACGATGGGCTTTAGTCCACCGATCTACGACCACGTGCTCTTTGAACCCCCTCCTTACCTAACGAGTTGGGAGTACATCGGCACTTGGACGGACAGTATTTACTGTTTTGCCCTGTGGTTAGTCGGTCTGTTCTTCCTGTTCTGGCACGGCATCATACCCATGTTCATCCGGCCGCGGTGGCTGAGGCTCCAGGAGCGTCTGATGACACTCTTTGGGCTTTACACCATTGCTTCCCGTGACTTACGCGTGGCGACCGATGTCATTGACCGTGCCGACATGCTGCTCGTCAAGTACTCTCAAGCCCGCAAGACAATCGCCGTGGGTGCTGTGATTGCCGTGTGCGGGGGCTTTGCCCTCGCCATGCTCAACCACTACTGCACCCGCAAAAAGCGAGCGTGCGACGAGATTTCAGGCAGCGACTTGTGGGGCGCGCGCCCGGCGGCAACGCAGGGCGTGCGTGGAAACGCGTACCAACGCCCAGATGCGGTGTGTCAACTGGGTGAGGCGTCAGCCTCTCCAGAAGACTCCATCAAGCACCGGGTGCAGCGCAACCTCATTTTTGCCGAGGCCAAACTTCCTGACGGGGACTTCACTTGCAGCCACTTGTTGGCCGTGAGAGACACTTACTTCGTCGGGGCGTGGCACTTCATTAAGCTACTCCCAGGTCAAAACCTGTGGATACGCTTTGGAGGGCCCAACGATTGGCGCAGAAGTGACCCCATCAAGTGCTCTGACACCATGATCGCTCGCATCCACGGCGACCTTGGCATGATCAGCTTGCCCGGACAGCCCCGCCTCAACATCATGAAGCTCATCCCCCACAAACTCAACTTCGTTGGAGACGCCCGATACATCAACGGGATCGTTTACGACTTGAAGGGTGCCAACTTTCGGGACGGCACCATGAAGGGAGTGGGTGGCGAGTTCACCATTTCGGTGCGTGACGAGAAGCGACGGTTTACCGGCATTCGCGGCCAGTCCACTCTGGCGCCCTACCACGGCCAGTGCGGCGCACCCATCATCGCCCAGTGGGCCTCTCAGAAGGCTCTCTGTGGCGTGGTGGTTGCGTCGAACTTTGCTGTGCAGGAGACAGTGTGGGAGACCTTTACGCAGCCCGCCTTGTGCAGAGCCATAGGCGCTATCGAAGCCCAGACCAGCATTTACACGCAGGTGTCCATCAAGATGCCTGCGGAGTACCGCGACCTAGGCCAGAAGCGCCTCAGTCGGGAACTTACGGAGCGTCACCATTCTTGGTGGCTTACTCCCAAGGAACTCGGCAACACGCAGGTGCTGGCTGTGCTACCCGACGAACCGACCCGTAAGCAGAAGTCGTCGGTTGTGCCCTACGAGAACAGCGAGGCCATTAAGGCCAAGCTGGGTCCGTTGGGCTACAGCCACGACCTCATTGCGCCTAAGTTCAACAGCACGCGAATTGACGGAGAGTACGTCTCACCAGAGAAGAACGCGCTGTTGCAACTTGGGTCGCAGGCCAACGGGATTGACATGGAGACGCTGGAAGCTGCGGTGGACCACTACGTGGCCCGCTTGTCGCTGATCAAGGGGAAGGATGGGAAGTCACCTTTCGAGCAGCTGCAGATCCTAGACGCATACACGTGCGTCAACGGAGATGCGAACTGTTCGTTGGTCTCGTCCATACCCAAGGACTCGGCTGCAGGCTGGCCCGTGGGCCGCAAGAAGCACCACTACCTAGTGGACGCTCCTTCGGATCAGGCCCCGCACGGACACGCCCTCACTGCTGAGATGCAGACTCGAGTCGACGAGATGATCAAGACCTTGTCACAAGACGAGAGATGGGGAGTCGTGTACAAGACGTGTCTCAAGGACGAACCACGCCCGCGCAAGAAGGTTGACACTAGGTCGATCAGGCTTTTCACCATAGGCCCGATGGACTTCATGATCGTCACCAAAATGTACTACGGCATGTTCATGTCGCTCTTCACGGAGAACTACCTGGACACCGAGACTGTAGGCGGAATCAACTGCTTCTCACCACAGTGGGGAGCCGTCATGGAGCGGTTGTCGCAGCACCCTCGGGTGATTAACGGCGACTTCTCGAAGTTTGACAAGAAGATCCCGTCTGTGCTCATCATGGCAGCCTTCTCTGTCATCATCCGCATCACCAAAAGGTTTTCGCAGATGGTCGACGGTCAGGAGGCTGTCATGAGGGGCATTGCCTCGGAAATTGCCAGCCCCATGCTGCTCATGGACAAGGAGCTTCTACAGTACCCAGGGTCTCTCAGCTCTGGTGTGCTTGTGACGTTCCTCGTCAACAACATCGTGAACAGCCTGTACATCCGCATGGCGTGGGTGGAAACGTGGAGGCGGAGCATGAATTTCACCGCCAGGACCGATCCGGCGCTCGCGTTGATGTCGTTTTCCAAAAACGTGTGTTTTTACGCACTGGGAGATGACAACACGTATAGCGTCTCGGAAGAGGCTGTGGAGTGGTTCAACTTCGAGACGGTGCAGCAGTACTTTGAATCCATCGGTGTGACTTACACCCCGGCGGACAAGGGGGACCGCTCGTACCGCAGTGAGGTTATCGGCAACGCAACCATCGGCAAACGCACCTGGGTCTACGACGACAGGGAAAAGCTCTGGAAGGCACCGCTGGAACGCCCCAGCATCCTCAAGAGCCTCACCATCCGTTTGAAGTCCAAGATGCTTACCCCGAGCGCCCAGCAGAGGGCGGCGCTAGACAGCGCGTGGATCGAGTTCGCCCAGTACGGACCCGAGCACTACGCGCTTGCAGCTGACGCTCTCAAGCCGATTTTTCCAGACATACCTGCTCCTGAGTATGGTGTGCTGATTGACCGGCAGCGCAACTACGGATTCACGCCGTGGCTGCCCGATCAGGAGGAGCTGGCGCCCCTGGAGGTCATTCCTCTGGGTGGTGAAACCAACCCTCCCGGGTGGACATGGAAGCAGATCGTCGGCGGAGCCGCATTTGCGGCTGCCGTCGCGATGGCCTGGAAAGGCCCCCCCCCGACAAACCCCATTGAAGGGGCTAAAAGAACGGGAAAGGTGGCTGCCATCGACGACGTGAACTTCGGCAAACTCTACGTCTCTGAGATGCTCTTGAATGAGCACCCCACTGAGTTCATAAGGACCATGTTTGACCAGGCCGGGTATCCGTACGGAGTCACAGACTCCATCCTGCGTGGCTTCGGCCGCAAGAAGCGCAGGGTGGTGGTCAAGATTCCGTACGAGCTCGCCGATGGTCTCATCATGGTGCTGATGGACAAGTGGAGGCTATCCAGGGACGCGTCTGACGAGGATATCCAACGAATCGCAGACACAATCGAGGGCTACTCGCGTATGTCCCTAAAACCAAACCGCGACGTTGAGGCTGATCACGCTCCCCGACACCGGACTCCAAACCGGGAGGCGAAGCGGCCACGACGTAACAGCTGGGCCCCGTCCTAAACCCTATTTAGGGATGATTTAAGCTGTGATCAACCCGGAGCCAAACCCAGGCAGCATTGAGTCAAGCTGCTTGGTAAACACCGACTCGCCGACAACAACCAAAATCAAGGGCAAAACTCCACGGGGGAAGGAGGGGGAGCCCACATTTCCCAAACTACCCTGACAGAGGCGAAGGATGTCCCACAGGCAACCATCACCACTTCAAGTCCACCGCATCAGACGGAGCAAACTGCAACCTTCAAGGATAAGGCCGACATCTACGGTCTAGACCTGGACGCAGAGCGCGACGAGACGTACAACGACGGCTACGAGGATAACGTCCCACTGGGCGATTTTCTCTCGCGGCCTGTGCGCATCTTCGACGACGTCTGGAGCGCTGGCTACACCACATCAGTTTACGAGCAACATTTCGATCCGTGGACGCTGTGGCAGTATGACAGTAGGGTCCGAGCAAAGCTCGAGAACTACGCGTATGCCAGCTTCGACCTCAAGCTGCGCTTCATGCTCAACGGCTCACCATTTCAGTACGGACGCCTGCTGGTGGTGTACGTCCCATACGGCGCTGGAGACGCGTTTGCCACTGCAGACGTGCGCCAGCGACCAAACCAAACCGCGCAAGCGGCACAGCAATGGTATAACACGTCGGCGTCAGGACGCGTCGAGGCTATGTTCCAGCACTTCTCGACATACCCACATGCGTTTCTGAACCCCTCTACCAACCAAGTTGTGGAGATGACGCTGCCTTTCGTGTGGCACAACAATTTCTTTAGCCTAAACGGGATTAACAGTCCCGTCGTACAGGAGAAGGAAAGCTGCGGACACATTCGTATTTACGACATGAATCCGTTGCGCGTTGCCAACACGAACGCGCCGACCACCTGTAACTACCAGGTGTACGCGTGGGCCCAGAACGTCAAGATACACACGCCAACCGACTTTGTCCCCACTTCGTCAAAAGGGGGCTTCGGTTCGGATGAGTACAACGACGGGCCAGTCAGCTCGGTTTCCACTGCCGTTGCTAGTGCCGCAGGCAAGCTGTCTAAGGTGCCAGTCATAGGGAAGTTCGCAAGAGCTACCGAGATTGGTGCTGGTTCGATGGCTAGCATTGCGCGGCTGTTTGGCTTTAGTGCCCCTCCCATGGTTGAACCGCCACAGCGGTACACTCCACGCAACCACGGGCGCTTAGCCAACACCCAAGGTGAAGACGCCAGTTTTACACTGGCGTTGGATCCCAAACAGGAGATCACTGTCGACCCTCGCACCGTAGGCGTTAAAGCGGAGGATGAGATGGCTATCAAGCACATCGTCACCCGTGAACAATTCCTCGCAAGGTGCGAGTGGAAGAGCGACAAAGGACAGTTCAACACAGTCGGCGCGGAGAAACTCATTTTCGCGTCACTGGTGTCGCCCAATCAGCCCCATCGTACGGGGACGGGCACTGGGTTCAATTCCCAGGACTGGCAAGCCGTTCAAGACACCCCGGCAGGTATGATCGCCAACCTCTTTGACCACTGGAGAGGCAGTATCACCTACCGCATCGAGTGCGTGTCCACACGCATGCACTCGGGGCGGCTCAAACTGCAATTCGACCCTTTTCTCAAGACCGGAGCCTACTCGGTGAACGACGTGAACACGGAAGACGTGAACACGCGCCACACCTTGATCTTGGATCTGGCGGAGGAGAGTGCAGTTGAGTTCACCATCCCATACGTGAATAGGAGAGCCTGGCTCCAAACGCTGAACGACGACACAACAACCATGTTTCAGCCCTACCGGACGGATCTGACGAGTTTCGACTTGCAGGACCATTACAATCCGGAGGTGCACATGGGCATTTTCACAGTCAGCGTGGTCAACGAACTGGTCGCTCCCATCGAAACCGACGGG